ATCAAACTAAATATTAATTTAAAAGATGAAGCTGACCAATATGGTAAAGATGTAAGTATTAGTGTAGATACTTGGAAGCCAGATGCAGAAGCACCTAAAGCTGAGGCAAGTAATACTTCAAACGATTTACCCTTTTAAGTATTATGAAACAATCAAAAATCTTAACCGCATTGGGTTTGAGTTCGTTAGATATACAAAATATGTTGATGAACGGACTAACAATGCCAGAGATAGCAAAGAAGTATAATATTACTTATATTTCATTGGTGCAGGCATTTAAAATCCAAAAGAAAGATTTTAAGTATATTGATTATATACAACCTAAAAAAGAAGTGGAGGACATTAAAAAGGTGTCCTTCACCTTTGACAAACTATATACAGAAGAATCACTAAACGAAGATGAGCTGATTGCTTATTATAAGTATGAAGCAAAACACAAAGCATATTATGAATAAAGAAATCGCAAAACAATTAAATGCTAAAGCTAATCACATAGCTAAATTATATTCAAAAAAAGATAGAGAAGGTAATTATAATAATGAAGATTTTAAAGTAAAAGAAGCAATACCAACCTCTGATCATACAGCAACTGTTATAATGGAAAAGAACACTGGTAAGTTAGCTGCTTATTTTTTTTACTATATTAATCGCGGAAAAAGCAAAGGTTGGAAATATTTTGTGCCAACTGATTCACATATTACTGGTATGAGAGCTTTTGAATATTATAAATTACAATGTGAACGATCAAACTATAAAAAAAATTTTTAAATTATGAAATTAACAAAAAGAAAAGGTTTTAATTTTTTTAGAAGTTATTACGATGTTTATAACGAATTAGAAAAAGATAAAGACAAATTACAATTTATTGAAGCGTTACTTAACAGGCAGTTCTTAGGTGTAAAACCTACTAATTTAAAAGGCATGGCTAAGTTTGCTTATATAAGTCAAACTAATAGTATTGATAGCCAAGTAAAAGGTTATGAGACTAAGACTGGCAATGCCCTATCACAAGACCCTAAGCAAGGGGGTAAGCATGGGCCTAAGCAAACCCCTAAGCTACAAGTAGAAGTAGAAGAGAAAGTAGAAGGGAAAGAGAAAGAGAAAGGTGTTAAGTTTAAAGACCCTTACCTAACTACAACTTTTATCAAATGATAGTTAATAAAGAAGATAACTTAAAATACTTGTACGCTTTTAAGGAAGGTAAAATTAAACGTGGTTTAGAAATTGGCAACGAGTTTGACAAGTGGTATGTTCACAAGCGTGGCAGCTTTACAGTAATTGTTGGCTTAGATAATGTTGGTAAAACTTTTTTTATGTTATGGTATTTTTTATGCTTAAGTATTAAACATAATGTAAAGTGGTGCATTTGGTCTGGTGAAAATAGTTCTGGACAATTAACAAGAGATTTAATTCAAATGTATGCACAATGTAAATTAAATGATTTAAGTAAAACTAAAATTGATGAATACAACAATAAGATTTCAGAGTGGTTTACTTTTGTAAGTAATAAAAAAATGTATAATCATAAAGACTTATTAAAAATATTTAAGCAAAGTAATTGCGATTCATTTGCGCTTGATCCTTTTACAGGTTTAAACCATGATAGAAGAGTTAATCAGTATGAACGTAATTATTTAATTTGCAATGACATAAGAGACTTTTGCAATACTACAGGTAAATCAATTTATGTAATGACACATCCAATGACAGAATCGGCAAGAAGAGTATTTCCACCCAACCATGAATATGCTGGTTATATACAACCACCAAGAAAATCAGATGTTGAAGGTGGTCAAGTGTTTGCAAACAGATGCGATTCTTTTCTTTCGATACATAGGTTTATTAATTCACCTGAAAGTTGGATGATGACACAAGTAAGAGTAGAAAAAATAAAAGATAAAGAAACTGGAGGAACACCGACTCTTGATCAACCACTATGTTTTGATTACAATGGTGGCTTAGGATTTACAATTGGTGGTAATAATGTACTAAAACAAAAACTATAAATTATGAAAAGAAAAATAAACGAAAAAAAAATTAATGAATTATTTAATAAATATTATAAAGTTGTAAAATACTATTATGATTTTAAAGATGAGTTTTATGATGAGCAATTTAAAAATCTTTATATTATATATGTTAAATATGAATCAAAACTATCTGAAAAAGATTTAGAAAATGCATTACTTTTAAATGTTCATTACAAAGAAAGAAAAGACGAATACCCTGTTATAGAAGAAAGATATTTCTGGACTGCTGAAAATAATATTAAAGGTGTAAATAAAATGAATGCAATTTTACTAAAACAAAAATAATGAAGATATTAAATTTATATGCTTGTTTAGGTGGTAACCGATACAAATGGGATGAAGTTACAGATATAGAAGTGACTGCTATAGAATTAGACCCAGAGGCAGCAAGATTATATCAAGAGAGGTTTCCAAATGATAAAGTAATAGTTGCAGATGCACACCAATATTTATTAGACCATTACAAAGATTTTGATTTTATTTGGAGTTCACCACCTTGTCCAACACATAGTAGAGTTAGAATTAGTCAAAAAAACACTAATAGTTTTATACCAAAATATCCTGATATGAAACTTTATGAAGAAATATTATTTCTTGACAATCATTTTGAAGGTAAGTATGTTGTAGAAAATGTAATACCTTACTATGAGCCACTTATACCATCTCAAAAGAGACATAGGCATTTATATTGGTCTAACTTTTTATTACCTAATATTTTAAGCAATAGAAAACAACCTCAAATAGGTAATGGTGTAAATGAAGTAAAAAAATTATGTAAGTTTCACGATTATGATTTTTATAAGTACAAAGGAAAACAACCTAAAAATAAAATGGCAAGAAACTTAGTTGACTATGAAGCTGGTAAAACAATATTAGAAACAGCAGTAGGAATAGTTAGAAAACAAAATGTAAATCAAATAGAATTATTTTAAAACAAAAACAATGAAATACAAATACGAAAACATAGAAGAGGTTACAGGATTTAAAAGCTGGACTAATAAACGAAAAATAGATACACTTTTAGAAATAGATTGTAGTTTGTATGCACATCTTGGCACAGATTCTACTAAAGCAGAGAAAGAAGAAGTAAAAAGAAAAAGCATAGAGATATACAGAACTATAAAAAAGATAGATAAAGAATTAGGAGATGAGTTTTTATTAACCATGAACTTAAAACAATGACAGATTTAGATTATACAATTACAAAGAACAAATTAGAAATATTACTTTTAAAGGCTCAAGAAGGTTTAAAGGTGGGTAAGGTAACACAAAGTAAATTGGATGCAGTAGAAACGCTACAAAGTAGCTTAAAGTGCATGATAGAACTAAGAAGCACAATTGATGAAATGAAAAACAAACAAACGTTGTTAACAATGCAAAATGTAAAAGCATATCAAGAAACTGCAGAACTTAAGAAAAAATTTAATACATTTAAAAAATGAAAACTATATTATTAATGCTAATCACATCACACATAACCAGTTTTATCTCTGGTGCTTTAATTGTCGTGATAATAAAAAAATATTTTGAAAAGTAAAAAGAGAACATTAAATGAATACAGACAAACGAAGGACTCTCACTACCGTAGCGTTGATTCTCCTATTGAGTACAACATTGCTTTTTTGTGTAGAGTATATACTAATGATGCAGAGCTTGGAGCAGTAATTAGAAAACATTTTCAAAAGATATGAGTTTAAACGCAAATCAAAAAGGTAAAAGATTCGAGCTAAAAATAGCGAAAGATTTAGCAAAGAAGTTTGATACTAATATAAGAAGAACACCAAACTCAGGTGGATTAAGTATTAAAGGAGACATAATGGCTACCAGTGGTATTCTCTCTGAATATAACTGGGAGTGTAAGAATCAAGAGAAACTAAATATTTGGAAAGCACTGGAACAAAGTAAAAACGATACCACAGGAAGTTTAAAAACCCCTCTTGTGGTATTCACCAAGAATCACGAACTTGATTATGTAGCGTTACAATATGATGATTTTGTAAATATACTTCTTGAATTAGATGAGTACAGAAGTAAATAATATATTGCACCTCTTGGTAAGAGATGAAGAAACTTGGCTAAGTATGGCCGAAGAAATAAGTAGCAACAGTAAAATACCAGCAAAAGATTTATTACACGACTTTTATATTGCTTTACATAGTAAAATAGATAGTAAAAAAGTAAAAATTAACGATATTCTATATAACGATTCTTTAAATAAAGCGTTTATATATAAGATGATGCACAATATTTTCATTGACACAATAAGAGTTGATAAAGATTTACTAATAGATAAAGACCTAAAAAACATTATAGAAGCAGACAACACAAAGTATGTAGACATAGAAAAAGTTGTGGATGATATAGTAAACGAATTCTATTGGTTTGATAGAAAGTTATTTAACTTATATAGAAAGAAATTCCACAGTATTAGAAAACTATCTGCAGCAACTAATATATCTCACGTAGTTGTATGGAGAACTATAAACAATTGTATTAAAGAAATTAAAAAAAAAATTAATGAAGAGTAAAGGCTTAGGAGATACAGTAGAAAAGATAACAAAAGCCACAGGCATAAAACAAGCTACTGATTGGATATTTGACAAGATAGGTAAAGATTGCGGATGCGACACAAGAAAAGAAAAACTTAATAAAATGTTTCCTTACAAAAATGTAGAATGTTTAAACGAAGATGAATATGTATATCTAAAAGGATTCTTCAACCAGCAAAAGAATGTAGTAAATGCAAACGAACAAAAAGGATTGCTAACAATACACAATAGAGTATTTAACACCAACAAACAAAGCTCAAGTTGTGGTAGTTGTGTTAAAGGTTTAGTTGATACTATGAGAAGATTATATAATGAATATGAATACGAAAGAGAAAGCAAAAGCAATTGAAAGAAAGCTACTAATGTTTTTAAAAAAATACAGTGAAAATACAGTGAAAAATGTCAAGAGAACAAAACTTAAAAAGTTGGACTAAAGGCCAAAGCGGTAATCCTAAAGGTAAGCCAAAAGGTGCTAAGAATAGAAGCACAATAATCAAAGAGATACTTGGTTTAATGGTTAAGAAAGTTGATGCAGATGGTAAACCAGTTTGGCAAAGTAAAGAGTATTTAATGGTAGAGGCATTAGTTAATAAAGCTATAGAAAAAGGTGATGTAAATGCTTTCAATGCTATATACAATAACTTGTATGGTAACTTAAAAGATACTGTTGATGTAAATACTACAGAAGAAGTAAACCACGATTTCAGAAACATCATTGCAAGGATTAAAGCTCAATAAAAAGTATTTAGTATTTAACGAATCTCTTTCACGTTATTTTATTGTAACTGGTGGTAGAGGTTCTGGTAAATCATTTGCTATAAACTCTGTACTATTACTATTAACTTATCAAGCTGGCCATACTATACTATTTACACGTTACACGCTGAGGGCTGCTGGTATTTCAATCATACCTGAATTTATAGAAAAGTTAGAACTGCTTGGAGTTATTGACCAGTTCAAAATAACAAAGGATGAGATAATAAATAAAGGCAATGGTAGCAAGATAATATTTAGAGGTATTAAAACCAGCTCAGGAGACCAAACAGCAAATCTAAAATCATTACAAGGTATTACTACTTGGGTAATGGATGAAGCAGAAGAATTAAATGATGAAGATATATTTGATAAGATTGATTTATCTGTTCGTAATAAAATACAAGAGAATAGAGTTATATTAATATTGAATCCAACAACTAAAGAACATTTTATATATAAGCGTTGGTTTGAAGATAGAGGAGTTGCTGCTGGTAGTAATATAACTAAAGAAGATACTACCTATATACACACTACATATTTAGATAACTTAGATAACCTTTCAGAAAGC